GCCGTTGGTCTGGGCCTTGGTCGTGACCTTCACCACGTCGGTGGTTTCACCCGGCGTGCGCGGCTTCTCGGTGTGAACCGGAGTGTCGCACGGATGGTCTTCGTCGGTGTTGCCGGTCGGCGGGACGCACGGCGGAATGTCGGTGTCCTCGACCGGATTGTAGATGCTTTCACGCCAGTAGTAGGTTCCGGTCTCCTTGACCTCGTAAGTCGGGGAGTCGGCTTCCTTCTGACCGGCCTTGAGCATCACCTTGTCGCTGGTGAACACCTTCTCGTCCTTGCTGGAGTCGTCGCCATCGGACTGCTTCCACAGGGTGAAGATGATGTAGGAGCCGTCAACGACGTCGCCTTCAATCTTCGCCTTGTCTTGAAGCTTGGTGCCGGATTCTTCCAGACGGTGGGTGGTGGTGGTCACGTTGACCACGTTGACGGTCTCGTTGCTTACGCGAGGCTTTCCGGTGATGGTCGGGGTCTTCTCGACCTCCACCTTCTTGTCGTGGTCGGCCGAAGTGGTGTGCTTGGTCGGCACGTATACGTGCTCACGCCAGTAGTACACGCCAACCTTGTCAACGGTCACATCCTCCAAGTCCGCGAACGCCTGACCTTCGGAGAGCGTGGTGCGCTTCGTGGTCAGAACCTCCTCATCCTTGCTGGAATCATCGCCGTTCACCTGACGGTAAAGGGTGGCGTCCGCCTGAGAGCCTTCCGGCACGCGTCCTTGAAGGAGCACGGTGTCGTGGAACTTCTCTCCGACGTGTCCCAGCGGCTTGGTCTTGGTGGTCGCGTCGATAATCTGGACGGTCTCATCGGCCACATGGGCGCGGTCGGTGAAGAAGTCCTCGGACTCCAGATGGCTGGTGTCCTTATCGTTCTGCGGCTTGTTCGGCTGTCCGTCACCGGCGAGGTTCTTCGTCGGACTGGTCAGACTGAACACCCAGTAGTATTCGCCAACCTTGGTCGGAGTGTACTCGGGGCTTTCCACTGTCACCTTGCCGTTCTTCAACGCTTCGGCGGCTTCCTCGGCGGTGATGAGGTGAGCGCCGTCGGACGGGGTCTGATAGCTTGCGACGAGCATGCTGTCGGAGGCTTCGCCGTTATCGGATTGAGGTTCGGCATCGGCGTCAGTATCGTTGGAGCCTTCGCTCTCGCCCTGCTGTTGCTCGGTCTTGTCAATCAGATAATCGTCGTCGTCGGCGGTGTTGGTCTTGTACAGGTTCCAAGAGACCAGAGTGCCTTCAGCCGGATGTCCGGTGATGGTCACGGTGTCCTTGGTGGGCTTGTTGACCTGCTGCGCCACCTGAGCTTCGGAGGAAGCCTTTACGATGCGGAACGATTCACGCGGGTCACGCTGGGTTCCCAGCTTGACGACCTTGTGGTTCGTGCTCGGGTCGCTGATTTCGATGACCCAGTAGTAGTCGCCCACCTCGTTCATCTTGTGTTCGGGGCCGTAGGCTTCGGTCTGTCCGCTGGTCAGATGCACGTAGTCGCCGGTGAAAATCTTCTTATCGGTCTTCACGTCGCCGTCTCCCTGCTTGTACAGGAACCAGCGTGCGTCCAATCCTTCGGTCAAATCGTCGCGGATGTCACCGGACTGCTTCCACTTCACGTTGGTCAGGTCGGCATGGTCTTTGACCACGGTTCCCACGTAACGTTCGGTGGCGATATCGGTCTGCGCTTCGATGGAGCGGAAGGACTCGTTCTTGACCTTGTCCTTGCCGGTGTGCAACGGAGTGTTCTGGTCATCCTTCGGCAGGTTCAGAACCTCAACCCAGTAGTAGTCGATTGCGTCCGGAACCTTGAGGCTCGGGCTGGTCAACTGCTGGTCGATGCTGGACTTGTTGAAGCCCAGTTCCTTGAGGGTGGCGGACTTGGTGGAGGCGACCTTCTTGCCGGTTGCGTAATCATGCATCTCGAAGGTGAGCGTCGCGTTCTCAGGCAGGTGGCCTTCGAGTCGTGCGACATCCTGAACGGTACCGTTCTTGGAAGCCCACTTGTAGGTGCTGGTGGTTACACGGACTGCGTGGAAGGATTCGTCTTTGATGCGCTTGTCGGAGACTGCCGGGTTGATGTTGTCAGGCTGGAAGGCGGTACCGTCCGGCTTGGTGAACACCCACTGCCAGTAGTAGTCGGCGGGGTCGGTCAGATGTACGGAAGCGGAGTCGAGGGTCTTCTGGGCTTCGGTCAGGGCAACCGGGTCAAGGGTCTTGACGACGGTATCCTTGTCCGCAGTCTGATTCTCGGCTTGCTTGTACAGCTTGAACGCGACCTTGTAGTCCTTGAGCATATAACCGGTGATGGTGAGCTTATCGTTCACATCGTTGCCGTTGGTGACATCGACGTAATGCTCGCCTTCGCTGGTGTGGATGTTCGGGGTTCCGGTCACGTTCGTGGTCAGCTTCACGACCTCGAACTTCTCGGATGCGATGTTCTTGCCGTCGAACAGGAGCCAACGGTCGGCGTAGCCGTCTCCATTGCCCTTCTGCTTGGCGGTGGCATTCTGCCAGTAGTCACCGGCTTGGGAGTCATCGGCCTGAGTGGTCGCCTTGGCGGCGGTCATCCACTCCTTGGTGATGACACCGAATGCGGAGTTCATGCTGGTGTCTCCACCAGTGCCCACGCCGTTGCCATCCTTGTGAGGCATTTCCGGAGTGTAAATCTTCACACGCCAGATGTAGGAGCCGACACCCGGATTCTTCACGCTCTTGGAGCGGAAGGTGACACCATTGAGGTGGGCGCCGATGGCCTTGGACGGAATATCCACGCGACCGGTAGTGGCGACCTTTTCGGAGGCAATGCCATTATGGTCGGAATCATCCTGCTTGGTGGCCGCGTCCTTACGAACGTTGCCATCCTTGCTCGTGCGCCACAATTCGGCCTCGTACTGGGAGCCAGCCGGAATGTTGCCCTTCAACGTGATTTCGTCGGACACGTTCATGCTGTCGAGCCACAACGGTTCGGTGCTCTTGGTGTCCATGTGAATCACGTCGAACTCTTCGGATTCGTCGTCGCCGCCATACCAGACAACATCACGATTGTTGTCGGCAGGGTCGGTTCCAGCGCCCGGAGTGGTGGACGGGACGGTAATCTTCACACGGTAGTAGTACTTGTTCGCAGACCAGTCGGACGGAATCGGGAACGTGGAGGATTTGACGTTCTGGTAGTTGTCCAGACCATCGGTACCCACATACGGATGGTTCTTGTCCGGGTCTTCGCTCTTGGCGAGTTCACGAACCTTCGGGAGGTCTTTGGCATTGTACTGCTTGACCATCTTGCCAGCGTTCGCGCCGTCCTTGGCCCAGATTTCAAACTGGACTTTGGCACCGTTCGGTGTTTGAGCGGTCTTGCCGGTGGTGTAGGTGTCTCCGTCGATGGATTCGCCGTCGAACTGCTCATACGAGGTCTGGTGGAGCACGTCGTAGATTTGCGTGGTCTTGTCCTCGTAATTGCCGTTCGCGTCGCTCAGCCACTTCTTGGACACGGTGGTGGAGAACTTCTGCACCGGGGTGCGTTCGTAGCTCTTGTAACCGGTCTTGTGGTCGGAACCCTTTTCACCGTAGATATGCTGGTCGAGCACGCCGCCCTGCGGGGTCTTCAACGTGGCCTTCCAGTAAATCATGCCAGCCTTGGTGGTCTTGAAGCTCGGGTCAGTGACCTTGAAAGTCAGCTTGCCCGGACGGTTGCCTTCCTGACCGGCCTTGATTGCGGTGAACTTGTTGGTGTCGATGGTGACGGTCTTCTCGGCAATCTTGAACAAGCCTTGGTCGCCGTCATCCTCTTCGGCCTGACGATACATTTCCACGGTGACGGTGGAGCCTTGCGGAATACGACCGATGACGCCGGTCGGATTGCTGTTGCCTTCACCTTCGTGAACCTGACCATCAGCGGACTCGGCCTCACTGGTCTCATCGTAAACGGTGATTTCATCGTACAGTTGCTCGCCGGTCGCACCCATCTTCTGCGCGTTGGACGTGACGATACCACCCGGATTCACCTGAACGGTTTCGGACGGCAGACCCAAATCGTGGGAAGCCAACTGCTTGCCTTGCGGAGACCACAGAGTCGCAACCCAGTACACGGAACCGGAGTTATCGGTGTGGGTGGTAGGGCTGGTGACGGTGAACTTCTTGGACGCGGAGGCTTCCGCATCGGAGTCCTTGATGTTCACGCGCACGTTGTCCAACAGCTTAGGAGCATTGGCATCCGGGTCGCCGGATACCGCGTCGTAAGCGGTGAACGTGACGTAGGAACCTTTGAGCACCTTACCGGAGATGGTCGCCTTATCAGCGAACTCCTCGCTCGGCTTGACCTTGCCCTTGGTCACTTGGGTGGTGATGGTCGGAGGACGAACCGTGACGGTTTCTTCCGGAAGTCCAAGGTCGTGGGTGGCAAGCTGGCGTCCCTGCTTGTCGTACAGGGTTGCCTTCCAATACACGTTTCCACCGTTCATGGTGTTGACGGTCTTGGACTTGACGGTCACGGTCTTGTCCTGAGCGGAGTCCTTCGCCTGAGCGACGGTGATGTTGACCTTCTGGTCTTTCAGCAGAAGGCTGGCGTTGGTATCGGGCTTCTCACCGACCGCATCGTAGGCGCGGAACACCACGAAGTCACCCGCGTGGACAACACCCTTGATTTCAGCGGAATCGTAGAAGTCCTCTCCGACACCGACGCTCGTGGAGGACACGTGCGTGGTGATGGTCGGATACTTGACCTGAACGGTTTCACCGCCAACACCCAAATCATGGGTGGCGAGCACAGTGCCGTTGGCACGGTGCAGGGTGGCCTTCCAATACACGTTTCCGCCTTCGGTGGCGTGGGTCTTCGGGCTGGTGACGTTGATGGCCTGTCCGTTCTGGCTTGCGGTGACATCCTTGGCCGGAATGTTCACACGCTCGGAGTCGAGCAGTTTCGCACCTTGGGCGTTCGGAGCGCCGTCAACCGGAGCGTAGGCGTCGAAGGTGACATAATCGCCGGACTCGACCTCGCCGTTGATGGTGGCGGTATCGGTGAACTCCTCGTTGATGGAAACCTGTTCCTTGCTGACCTTGGTGGTGATGGACGGGTTCTTGATAAGAACGCTTTCGCCGGTGGCACCCAGCTCGTGGGTGGCGAGTTCCATTCCGCCCTTGTTGTAGAGCGTCGCCTTCCAGTAGACGATACCGGCCTTGGTGGCGGTCACGTCCGGGGAATCAACAGTGAAGCTCTTACCGGCGCCGGAAGATGCAATCTTGTCGGCTGGAATGTCCACACGCTTGTTGTCAAGCAGTTTCGCGGCATTCGTATCCGGCTTGCCGGAAACCGCGTCATAGGCGGTGAATGTCAGATACGCGCCAGCATCAATCTTGTTGTTGATGACGGCGGTGTCGTGGAACGGACGACCGACATAGGTCTGCTGTGCGCTGGTCTTGGTGGTGAGGGACGGGCCTACCACTTCGATGGTCTCGTTCTCCAAGCCGATGGCGTGACCCGCGAGAGCCTTTCCTTTGGCATTGTAGAGTTTCGCAATCCAGTAGACCTTACCAATCTTGTTGGTGCTGATTTCCGGGGACTTCACCTCGAACTGGGTGGTGTCGGAATGGTCGGCTTGGTCGTTGGTGACGTTCACACGAGTGTTGTCCAACAGCTTGTTGGTGGACACGTCCGGCTCGCCGGACACGGCGTCATACGCGGTGAAGGTGACATAGGAGCCACGCGGAACCAGACCGGAGATGGTCGCGGTATCGTAGAACTTCTCACCTTGGGTGACGGTGGTCTTGTTCACGTTGGTGGTCAATGTGACGGGTTGCGCGTCCTGAGTGACGAAGGAACGTTCCCACGGATTGTTGTACGCGCTCTTGAATCCTTCCGCACGGTCGGAGCCGGGGAAGTCGTAGATGAACACGTAGTAGCCGCAATGGGCCTTATCCGTGACCTTGATGTTCACATCAGTGGCAACGGTCTTGGCGTCGCTGCCATCGTTCGGATAGAGAACGATTTTACCGCCGCCGACCTTGTACTTGCCGTTCATGGCCGGAACCTCCCATTCGCCAACCAGCTTGTGGTTGGCATCCTGAGTAGGCTCCTCTTCGGTGGTCGGAACGTACTTCTCATCCTCATCCTTGTTGCCGGTTCCGGAACCAGCCCACCAGACACGAATCTTGGCCTTCGCATCAGCACCGAAACCATAGTTCGTATTACCGGTGAACTTACCGTAATCGGACGGCAGACGGCTGATGTTGATTTCATCAAGGATGTCCTTGTTCATACCGGACTCCTGCTCCAACACGGTGGAGTCGTGGTTCGGCGGCAGAACACTCACGGACGTTTCCTGAGCCTTGCCGAACTCATCGATGTAATCGCCCTTGATGTAATCCTGCTGGGACTGGTCTGCCTTGACTTCAACCCAAACCCATGTTCCGAACAGTCCTGCGTCCTCATCGGACACCTGATAGTCGTCCAAACCGTTCACACTGTCATAGTCGATGGCACCGGTAGCGGCCTTCGCCTTGACGGTGTTGGTCTGACCGCTCTTGGTGAAGCTGGTGGTCGCGGCGGCAACCTGACGGATGCCATCGGTTTCACGCAGACGCTTCAAATAGTTGGTCGGATTCTCACCATTGTTCTTCTTGATGACTTGAAGAATATGCTTGGAGTCACCGACGAAATAGTAGCCCTTGAATTTGACGGGCACGTTGTCCGCCCACTCGTCGTCGGAGGAAGCGACACCGGAGGTCACACGGTCTTCGACCGGGGAGCCACGGGTCAACTGTTTCTTACTGACGCTGGTGCTGACGGTCGGCTGAAAATCACGCGACACAGAGAATTGGACATCACTCGTCTGATTCTCAGGGTCGGAAGGCCGCATCATATCCTGACCGGGGGAATTTAGAACGGCGGCAGTGGGAACATTAATCGAAACATGGCCTGTTACTTTTCCGTTGCCGGTTGCCGTCCACGGAATATGCATTGCCTGACCGGTGGTTGTACCACTGATTGTATTGGTTCCGGTCTGGTCGAATTTCGCCGGACCGTTCAACGTCGCAGTGTACTGAATGCCAGCAATGTACTGTCCGCTAGAGTTCTTAACGCCGGGGTCAACAGTTCCGGTACGCTTGCCAGAGGTATAGGCATAGGCGGCATTAAGGTTAGCGGGAAGAGTGTTATATGCATCATTCCAAAGATTCGCCGCATTGGAAGCGACGGCATTGATATCCGCACCTTCCAAACCAGCCGCTACCAGCTGACGGAAATGGCTACTGCCTTGGTCAAGATGCTCATGAATCGCATAAGCAACCGAAGCCTGAGTGAAATCACTGCTATCACCCTTATGCTTCTCAACCAGCCACGCACCAACCTTATGGTTCACATCCGTAGCCTTATTCCAAGTACCGGCATTGGTAACAGGTTCACCGGCCTCAACGCAATACACCGGATTACCGTTCTCATAACGTTGCGGACCAAGAGAACTACTGTGAGTACCAACCCACCAACTCCCGGAACGCGTCGCATTGAACCAGTAGCCGGGGCCGCCTGTCG